TACAAACAATACAAGTGCTACACCTATTGCTGGACAATCACAGATATATAAATTAGTGTTGTCTGGTAACTATTATGAAACCATATCTTCTATAAAATTATTATATGATGATACATTAAATGTAGATGGCTCATATTTACTATTTAGTACTGAGAATCCAATAAAGGCAATAGGTAGGTATGAAACTCCTAATATTCAAAAAGTTTATTGGACCGACGGTTATAATAATTTAAGGTATATTAATATAAGTAAATATGCTACTACAACTGGTAGTGATTATACATTAAATGATTATTGGGGTGTTGATAAATTTGAGTTATTACCAATAGTAAGTTTTACTAAACCCGTAGTTTCAGAGATATTACCTGGTAATATACCAACTGGTATGGTGTATTATGCATACATGCTTGTAATGAAGAATGGTGCAAGTTCCGCTATATCACCAATTAGTGATCCTGTTCATGTAGTTACAGATGATGATTATCTATCAAATGATGTAAATTATAATGGTGATGGAATGGTTCCTATAAAGACCAAAGGTTTTAGGTTAACTATTGATTTAACAGGAAATACTGGATTTGATAAATTACAATTATTGAGGATATATTATCCATCTTATAGTGCAACTCCATCTATATCAATTGCATCTGAAATATCAATAACAGGTTTGACAACTGCATCTGTAATAGATATTGGAAATACATATGGTGAATTAACAGTAGATGAATTTAATATTATGTCTACTGAATTATTTAAATGTGAGGACATAACATCTAAAGATAATACTTTATTTGCAGGTAATATAACAAAGAATGATTTCACTATAGACAATTTTGATGCTCGTGCTGTAAGGTTTAGGAATTATGCTGATACAACAACTAGTTCTGAAACGATAACTAATATTATAGATTTATATACAGATGATCAATTAAGTGGTTTCTTAAAATTATCAGATTATGATTTTACTATAAATTTACCAGATACATATGATTCTTTTGGCATACCTACATCAAGAACTATTACTGGTATAAGTAGTATGACGTGCAGGCATATACATATATATTATTATGATTCTGATGGTATACCACGTAATGCAATGTTAGATGATGATTCAGGGTTAAGTGGTATTACATATACATATACAAATCCTACAACATTAATGAATGTATCAACTATTGATCAATTATTTTTTTATGAACCAGTAATATTAAGTAGTATATGGATTGAGTTATCTATAACATATACATATACTGGCACTGGTACTAGTGTAATAGAATCAATAGTAACTGATGTTAATTTTGGTAATAGGGTTATTAATAGTTCATTATCTAACTGGTCTATATTAGATGATACACATGATTGTATAAATAATTATAATAATCCAGACAATGATTTTAATGCATTATACCAATTTAAATATCAATCAGATGGTATTACAATCGGTGCAGAGGGACCAAATATTTTAATAGGTATTGGTACTGAGGAATTTGATATTGATACAGTCAATACTGATGCTAAAACATATAATGCAAAACTTGATACTGTAGGTTCTTTTACTAACTATGCTAGTCCGTTTAATGCTGGTAAATTAAGTTGGCAGAGGGATGAAGTGTATAGGATATTTATAGTGTTTAGAAATAATAGAGGTCAGTATGCAAATCCAAAATGGATATGTGATTTTAGGGTTCCAAGTATGCAGAGTACTACGTACGGTGTGTTAGTGAGACAAGGTACACCTGTAACAACAACAGAAAGTATTAGGTTATATTTAACTGCAGAGATTAAAGATGGTTGTTGGCCAACTGATGCAGTATCTGCTCAAATATATAGAGTACCTCGTAATAGAATGGATAGGCAAGTTGTTACACAATGTGTAGCAATTGGTTGTGGTGAAGCTGATGTTAAGACATATGGTTTAAATGATGTTACAGATGATATACCAACTTATAGTACAGATAATGAAAATTTAATAAAACTCATATCACCAGAAATATTAGTAAATAAAAATATTGTTAACCAAACTAGTGACTATCTTGAATATGTTGGTAGTTATGACACGCTTGCTACTTGTGTAGTACAAGATTATGATACTAGTGCAGATGGTAATTTCTTTTATTTAAAAGCAGTACAAAATCTTACTAAAAGTTCATTAGCTGCAAATGATAGAAGTGATATAAAGGATTCTGTTAGTATTGTACCGATAACAAAAATGGGAGCTGGTGTAAATATTGGTGGTTATACATTTCAAAATTATGCTTTTACCTCAGTCGCTACAGATACTGTAGACGCAATGGGTTGTACTGGTCTGGCAGTCCAATATGATAATAATAGTTTTAATATAGAAGGTATTAAATTACCAATAATAAATTATAAATCTCAATGTTGGAATAGTCAGTATGGTGGTAATACATATGAGGCTAGAATTAATAATAGTTCAATACCGTGTTCAGAATTAATGATAGCAGATAATACTACTTATAAATGTGAATATGGTGATACTTATATATCATACTTAGATATAGCTAGTCTACTATTTGATTTGAAAGAACATTCTGGTAGTGCTGGTGCATGGGCAAATTCATGTCACCAAGCTCTATATATACCTTTTGAATCTTCTATAAATTGTAATTTAAGATATGATAAAGAAGGATTCCATATAGTACACAATAATTTGCTTGCGCAATTTCAACAAGAAGAAATGGGTGCTCATTCATGTTATAATGATTCGACTGACACTACTCGTATATATGAGCAAAAAGAAAATCTTTATTCTTATAATACAGTATATTCTCAACAACCATTATTTGCATCTCAGATATGTGTAGATGAAAGTGTATTAAAGGAGACTGTATTTGATTGTCAAATTAAAGCATCTAATACAAAGATAAATGGTGAGAGTGTAGATTCGTGGACTAAATTTGGTGTAAACGACTTTATAGAAGTAGATAGTGAATATGGTTCTTTAAATGCATTATATAACTATAATGGTATTGTATTCTTCTGGCAAGATAAATCCTTTGGACGTGTAGCAATAAACGATCGTTCTGTTATACAGGATAACTCAAGTGCTAAATTAGTATTGGGTACTGGTGGTAAGTTAGAGAGATACGATTATCTTTCTTTAATGAATGGTTGTACAGATAAATTTTCTGTAGTTGGTGGTTCTAATGGTTTATATTGGGTTGATAGGGACAAAAGAAATATAAATAGATTTGCAAATAGTTTATTAGACTTAAGTACTAATAAAGGTGTAAAGAGTGTATTAGAAGTAGATAAGGATATTGTAGATTGGCCAAAGTATATATCTGTTCAAGATAGAGCAAATAACGAAATATTATTTACATTTGCTAATTACGAGAATGGTACTATAACATCTCCTGGTACTACAGAGTATGCTGTGAATAAACCATTTACTATATGTCTCAATGAGGTATACGATCAGTTCACTTCTAATTATACATTTGTACCAAATATATATATACCTTATAAAAATACTTTTTTAACAAATACTATATTTAATCCTAATGATAGTACATTACAATATCCCGCAAATTTATTATTTGTGCATAATGTAGATGAAGGTATACAATGCAGAAATAATTTCTATGGACTTACTTATGCGAGTGCATCCGGTAACTATCCATCTAAATTAACATTGTTATTTAATCCTTACTATAGTGAGACAAAGGTATTTGATAATTTATTTTTCCAAGGTAATATAACCTATTATCCAAAAGCCAATACTACTTATAAAAAAGATTATGCTGAATACGATTATCAGGATATATGTCCTATATATAGTATAGCATTTAATAATACATATCAGAACACAGGAACTTTGATAGTTCCTACAAATTTAGAAATCGATCGCAGAGAAAGATTATGGACTACTTATATTCCAAGGAATGCAGTAAGGACTGTTTATGGTTCTCAATATCTTAATCCAGAAATAGAAACTTTAACTCCTACACGAACAGATTATAGGGAGAGAATGCGAGATAAATATTTAACATGTAAAATAACAACACCAACAAATACGACAGATAGTGTATATTCACAACGAGTCGTATTTGAAAATATAGGTGTAAGTTATAGAAAATCATATAGATAATGGCTAGTAATATTAAAATTAAACCATCTAAAGTAGGTAGCTTACGTAGCGCAATGCACGCTAAGAAAGGGCAGAAGTTATCTATCAGTGCTATGAAAGCAAAGAAGAAGAATGCTAGCCCTGCTATGAAAAAGAAATTAACATTTGCTATTAATGCAAGGGGATGGAAACATCCAGATGGTGGTGTTGTTAGTAATACTCCTATTGTAAGACAGGATTTAAGTAGTGAATCTATAGAGAAACCAGATTATACAGGATTTGGTATTAATTATATGAATACTCATATTCCTACAAAAGGTAAATTTACAAAATTAGATAAAAAAATATACGAAAGAGTCCCTCAATATGAATATCCAGAAAATAGGGGGGCTATGATTTCGGCATTCAAACAAATTATAAATCCTAAAGATACTACAAATGAAGATTTGTTGCGATTATATGGTCCTAATACTGGAGCAGGATCTGAATTATTCAAAAACGCATTAGGATATAGTGGGCCTTTTGATTATATTGAACCTTCCTTATATAAACCATCGAAGTCAAAGGATAAAAATTCTTCTTATGTAAGAATAAAAGATTTAGACGAACAGGAATTTTTAAATAATGTTATGTCTAATTTAGATTCTACAGAAACATCTAAAGTTATTAGGGAAGGCATGATTCCAAGTACAAATATAAAAAATACACATGGTTTAGCCAGTTATACAATTTCTAGAGGAGAAGATGAAAATGGAAAATATGTTTCTTATTATGATAAATATGATTTTAATAAACCTATAGTTAATAGATATTTAGATAATACCCCAGAAATTTATGATAGAGTTTATTATCAAGATAATCCAGATTATAATAAATATAAGGAATATGATAACAAAATAGATTCTTTATGGGATATAATGATTAAAACACAAGATAAAAAATATTATGATGAAATAGATGCAATGTACGAACTTAGAAATGATATCTATAAAAATAGTAAAAATAAATTTATTGTAAATAAATCAAATAAAAAAACAAGACAATTTGCATATGGTGGTGTAATGGGTAATATGGATTATTACCAAGACAAACAGACTGGTCAGAATATTGCAAATGCTGCTGGTAGTATTCCTATAGTTGGTCTATTTAAAGGTATAGGGGAAGGTGTTTCTAATGCCATTGCTCCAGAAGATGAATATGGTGTTAGGAAAGGTAGTAATGCTAGGGCAACTGCTGCAGGGTTCTTTAATCCATTATCATCTACAACATCTGCATTTGGTGATGTTAAACATGGTAAAGTTACTGGTGAGACTGCTCTTAAATTTATAGCACCTTTTGCTACTGGTGCATTAGCTAATCAGGAAGCTAAGCAAGCAAAAATGGACGCTAGACGTATGGAGGGTCAACTTGCTGGCGCTGAAGCATTCAATGCAGGTCTACAGGATTATGGTAATGGTATTGCTACATTTGCTATGGGTGGTACTACTGGTGTAAATGCTGAAATAGAAAAGGGTGAAGTTGCTCTATCTCCTAATGGTGAAATGGAACAATATGATCTAGCATCCCATGAAAATACACAAGGTGACAACTTTAAATCATTCATGCCTGGGACAGAAATCTTTAGTGATAGATTAAAATTCAAAGATGGTGTAACATTTGCTAAACAAGCAAGTAAATATAAAAAGATATTAGACAAAGCAGATAAGACATTAACAAGTAAAGATAGTACAAATCTACAGAAGTCAACTGCTAAATTAAATAAAGAAAATATGTTAAGGTTATCTCAAGACTTGTTTAATAAACAACAAGCAATGGGTGTTAGCAAACAGCAGGGTACTGGTGTACCTAAGGCATGGGCTGGTATAAAAGTCCCACCTATAAATTATGCTAAGAATGTACAATATAGTAATGATTTTGATTTCATGGGTAATGGTTTAACCTCAGATGTTTATGGTGATACCAATATTAAATTACCATCTGTAGCTAAACCACTACAGTCATCTCAATTGTCAAATATGCCTTCTTATAATCAAGGTAATAAACTCAACCCAAATACTGGTATAAGTTTAATGGGTCGTGCTAAGAATGTTAATTGGGGTAAGACTGCTTTAGGTGCTGCATCTATGGCCCCTATGTTATATAACTTAGGTTCTGCTATATTTAATAAACCAGAGAAGGTTGCATCAGACAGATATTACAATCCTTATACAAGTCAGATACGTGCCAATATGGCCAACAGACGTTATAATATAGATCCTATACTTGCTTCAAATCGTGCAGGTAATGCCATCTATAATAGGAATGTAATGAATAGTGCTGGTGGTAATAGGGCATTGGCTATATCTAATATGATAGCAGGTCTTAATGCAAGGCATATGGCTGATGCAGGTGCTTATTCACAACAAAACAATATTAATAATCAGTACTTAGGAGAACAGGCTCAAATGGATTATAGTCTTGGTGCTGGTAATGCTCAAGCTCTTGCTATATCAGATGATATAAATGCACGCAATACGGCTTCACGCAGAAATTATTTAGCAGCTGCAGCAAGTGGTGCACAGCAATATGGTCTCAATAAATTACAAATGCGTAATCAGTTGGCATCTCAGAATGCTTATCTAAAGACATTAGGTAATACAAATCCGTATTTTAACCAATGGCTCAATCTTGATTACTTAGAAAATTACAATTAATATTTATGTTAAATAGATACGACACACCCGCACAAGATCATTATTTTAATACCTTTGTGCCACTACCATTAGATCAGATTACTGGTCTTGGTATGCAACGTCAGGAAGACTTAATGCGAAAACAAGATCTAGCTAATAAACTATATGATCAATATTCGCTCGTTAATTATATACCTGGTTCTGTAGATGAAGATTATATTAGGGGTGAATATATTCCTATGCTTAATACACTTGCTGAACAGAGTATGACTAGTGACTTAACTAATCCAGTTGAGTATGCTAAGGTTGTTGGTACACTTAAAAGAGCTGGTACTGCTGAACGTATACGTAGGATAGAACAAAGTAGATCCGCTTGGGATGTTAAAGAAAAGGCTAAGGCACAACTGAAATTACAAAATAAATATAATTCTTTATTAGATGAAGATCCATCTTTAACTTCTAAATGGGATAGTGCAAACGCTATATATGATTATATGCCTAGTGCATATGAAGATAAGGCTACTTGGTTAGATGAATATTATAAAGGTATAGAACCAGATGTATCTAATGTTGTTAATGTTGGTGGTGTTAATGTATTAAGACAATCCATTACTCGTGGTCAATTGAATAAAATATCAGATTCTTATGCACAATCACTTACGACTACTCCTCAAGGTATGACAGAAATAAAACTATTTAGGAAACAGAATCCTGAATTATCTGGTGATATGAGTGATACTCAGATAATGAAAACTATTATGGATGATTATTCTACTAAATATCAAATGCACCATGATCAAGTATTACCTGAAAATCTACAAGGTAATGGTAGTGATAAGTTACCAAATGTATTCAGTACTATAGGGCAAGAAATTCCTGGTGATGGTCTAAATGTAGATCCAGCAGGTGTTGGTGATGTTACGGGATTTTTAGATTCTCAATTAACGAAGAATGCTATAGAAGCTGCAGGTAAGGCTGCAATGTCTGGTGGAGCTGGATATGATGCCTCTGACTATAGTGTAGCAAGTAATGAGATGGCCAATAAAATGTATAGTAATGCTGCTGGTAAGATAATTCAAAAGTTTCCAAATGCGGCATTTGCTATGGGCAAAGATGGTAAACCAAATATGTTAGAAAGACTTCCAGATAAAGAAATAGTTAAGAATTATGAACAGGCTAGGAAGAATTGGAATAAATCTCAATCAATGAGATATAGAACAGACAACCAGCAAGTACAAGATCAATTAAATACTAGTGTTGCCCAGTCAATATCTGGTAGAAAAGTATACATATCTTCATTAAGACAAGAATTACCAGTAGAAGAGTTTTTTGGACATTTAGGTTATACTGTTGATGAAGCAGCAGAAATAATGGGTAATCCTTCAAAATCTGCAATAAAAATTACAGGACCATCTATGAACGGTGATGTTGCGGGATGGTATTCAATGAGTGCTTTATCCAGTAAGGGTAAAACAAATAAATGGACAGAGGCTCTTAAACAAGGAGATGTAATGATATCAGGGGATGATGATATTAGACAAGCATATGAGTCAATGTTTACATTAAAGAATGTAATAAAATCTGGTAGAAAGGATGCTGTTGATATGTTTTATAATGCCAATCAAGATTTAATTAGAGTTAAACCAGAATATACTTATAGTTATAAAGATGGTAAACCTTATATAGGCATTAAATTAAATGCAAGTTTAGTTAAAAAAGATGGTAAGGAAGAATCATTAGGAGTTGCTACTTTCAATGATTTATACAACCTAGCATTAGGTCAGGTATATCGTCCTATAGCAGGTAGAAATCCTGATGATGATAAAACAAACTTACTGTTTAGAACAAAAGAAAATGACTAAAAGAAGTATGTATAATACCGCTGAAGGGCAGAATTTAAATATTGCTCTTGGTGAGAAAGATTATGGTGTTAATAAATCAGCTGGTTTTAAACTGCCAGCTGGTTTTATACCTATACCATCACAAGCCTATACTGGTGAACGAGATGCTATAATGCCTCTTGGTCAATATGGTATTGGTGAATCAAGATATGATGAAGGCCTTACTTCTCAAAGTAGGACCCATCTACAAAATATAAGGGCTTCTAGACAGGGACCTATTGCCCAATTTGGTAATATGTTAAATCAAATGGTTGTTGGTGAAGTACTTGGTGGTACTATAGAAGGTATTGGTTATCTTGGTGCTCTTGGTGAATTTAATGGTTTGATGGCAGGTGAGGATGAAGAATTTGGTAATGAAGTAAGTCGTGCTGGTAAAAGACTTAGGGAGTGGACAAAAGAAGAAACACCTATATATGAATACGATTATCGTGAAGGTGATTTTAGACCATGGGACTGGTCATGGTGGATGACTAATGCTCCATCAATTGCATCTACTGTATCTTTAATGATACCTGCTGCTGGAGTTGCATCTATTCCAGGTAAGATCGCTAAGGCTCTTGGAGCTAGTGATAAAATGGTTCGTGGTATATTTGGTGTATCTCAAGCTATTACTTCTCGTTATATGGAGAATATGATGGAGGCTGCTGGTACTTATGATGAAGCAAAACAAATTGCTTTAGCATCTAATCCAGATATGTCAGATAAACAAGCAAGTATGTATGCAGCTAAAGCGGCTAAGAACACTTACAATGCTGACTGGGCGATGCTTGCTCAAGATTTACCACAGTACTTATTTTTAAATGGTGCATTAGCAAAAGCATTTGGTAAGAAGGCACCAGATATAAGTACTAAGGGTAAGAAGTTTCTTGGTATGGAAACTACATTACTTGACACTAGGGGTTATACTATTGGTAAAGACATGATAGGAGAAGGTCTTGAAGAAGGTTACCAATATATGGCTAATGAGTTTGGTAAGTATACCATGGAGAAACAATTGAATCCAGATATGGATTATGGGTTTTTTCCATATGCTAAGGAACATACAAAGAACGGAGAATTATTTACCAGTATGTTTATGGGTGCCTTAGGTGCTAGTGCCATGCATAGTCTTGATATGGTAAATGATAAAATACGTGGTAAAGAAGATTATGATATCTTAGAAGCAAAGAATGCCATATCTAAATATTCTGCGTTTGCTAAAGACATTATGAAAGCCAGTATTAATGGTGATGCACATCAATTAAATATATCTAGGAAGAATCTAGGTTCTGCATTAGCTGCTAGGGCTGCAAGAACTGATAGGGTTGATCTTATGAATCAAATGTTAGATATGGTATCTAGTGGTGAGTTTGCTACTAAGGTAAAAGATGTATCTGATTTGATTACGCCAGAAGAACTTGAAGTTCTGAAAGGTGATAATGGTAAAGCTGTAAAAGAATTTATGAATCAAACTATTCAGAAGTATACAGATGCCATGAAGGATATCAATACTCCTGGTTCTACTTTAAATCTTGGTGCAAAGAAAGCATACAAAGATCTTTCTACACAAGGTTCTAAGTTATATAAGAATATACCAGAAGGGGAGTTCCATAAAATATTTGCTTCTACTGTAGCAGAAATGCAAGCAAGTAAAGAAGCAATCGATACTGAAATAGAATCAGTAGTTAAAGAGTCTGATGCATTATATGATAAGATAATAAAGAGTACTTTATTAGCTACGTCCAAGTTAAGTAATAATGGTAAACGTAAATTAAATCAAAGTATAGCAAAACAATCTCTTGAATCTATAATAGATGAATACAATAAAGTATACCCTAATTTAGATGATCCAAATATTCCAGAGAATACCAGAGATGATGTAAGAAATACTTTATCAGATTTAAATAAGGAATTATCTGAAATAGATAAAGACCTCAAGGAGATAGAAGATAATTATGATTCTGATGAATTAAAGAAGGATAAGAAGATAAAGATTAATATTAAGGACTGGGATTCTTACAATAAAGCTAAGAGAGTTCTCTATGAATTAAAAAGAGATAGTTACAGTCTTGATACTACACTGAAACGTTTAGCAAAAGGACATCTTATATCTAAAGGCGATCTTGAAAAGGCATCTAAACAATATAAAGAACGTGTTCTTAATCATGTAAAGGAGAATGGTTTTGATGTTGATGATCGTGTAGTAACATATGATAATCAAAAGGGTATCATAACTAGGGTTACAAATGATGAAGATGGTATACCAACATATACTGTATCTATTGGTACTTATGATGATAATGGTAAATTTATTGAGTCTGGCGAACAACTTGATTACTCAATAGATGATTTAAATTACGATAAACCTGAAGAAGAAGATTTAGTTCCTGAAGAATTTGAAACTGTATCTAGTGATGATAGTGGTAAGAATGTAGATAGGGAATATGAGATTAGGTTAAAATTAAAGAAAGACTTGTCACATCCATTAAGTACTTTGTGTGATATTGTTTCTACATCTCATATAGATGATAATAATCTATATAATGTTATAGTTAGGGATGAAGAATTAGATGAACTATTAAGTACTCCTAGCTCCGAGGTTGATAGATCATTGGCTAAAGGATCAGTAGAATATGAAATAGATCTTGATAATGATTGGTGGAATACTTCTGTTACTACTAAAAGTATAAAAGAGAAAATAATCAGTGTACAAAGTGGCAAGTTCTCTAATAAAGAAAAAGAAGAAGTAATAAAAATTATACTTAAATACTTTGATAATCTAAAAGATAAGTCTCATTTCAATAATGCTATAGACACTATTCCAATTAAGATGTCTATTACCGTTAATAATAAAGTATATAAAGGAACTGATAAATATAAATTATTCTTACATAATTCAGATTATTATAATTTAGCAGCTCCTGTAGATGAAATAGATCCTGCTGGTTATGAAGAACAAGAAAGATTAAATACTCGTGCATTACGTAGGACTATAGTTAATAATATACTTGTAAATGGCAAAGTACATGGTAGTGGTTTAAAGAGAATTAATCCTAAATTAAATCGTATAGTTACCTATGGACCAGTTGATGGTAGGTTGGGAATTGATCTTAAGGATGTAGAATTATGTGTGACTTTAGACGAAGGTCAATCGTATTATGATAATGAAAGATTCATATACTCTGGTTTAAAACCTGGTACAGTATCTGTATCTACAAATAAAACTGTTAGTGGTGAGACTAGATTGATACCATTAAATATATCTAACTTGTCTATTAAACATGCAGATATAGTATTTGAATCTTTATATAAAAAGTATTTAGTAGCCCCAAATGCTGTATTAGAAAGAGATGATGTTAAGGGTTTAACTGTTGGTGAAACACTGGATTTATTGGTAACATCTGGTAGGAAAACATCTTTAAAGATGTTGGATAAGTCTCAAATGTTATATATTGAACCTAGTACACAAACATTACATTATGGTAATAATGTTATAGAAGATATATTTAATCCTGATACTAAGCAAAAGAATAAGGAGATATTTATCAAGTGGGCAATTGCTAATAAGAAGTACAATATTAGATTAAAAGATAAGGTAACTGGGTATAGTTTAAATAAACCATATAAGAAGACTAATGGTTTTACTATTGATACTATAGTAGTACCTGCAGATGATACTAGGACTTGGGCACAAGTATTGGTTAGTACAGTTATAGGTAAAAATAATAAACGTATATTATCCACTAATGTAGATAGGGTTGAAGGTAAAGATGGTAAGATAGAATGTATTGAGCATAGTCCTGTATTAAAGATTAATAACTCTATTAATAATGGTGAAGTACAAGTATCAGAAGAAGAGAAACCTACTCCCCCAGTTGAACCAATACCTGAGACTAAAGAAAAACTAAAACGTGAAGGTAAACCTACTAATCCATTAAAAGATGGTAAGATTAAGAATATTGGTAAAGGTAAGATAATAGGTTTTGAAAAGACTTCTATCAATAAAGAATATAAAGATAAGGTAACTGATTCTGAAATCAAATGGTTTAATGAACGTATTGGTAATAAAACATTAAAGCAAACTGATACTATTATAAGGTTAGCAGATGGTGGTCGTGAGGCCTATGGTGCCTTTACATCTAATTGTACTTATATATATAGTGATGCTCCAATGGGTACAACATATCATGAGGCATTCCATAGGGTATCCTTGGGTTATTTAACATCTACTGAAAGGGAAAAGTATTATAAGAATGCTCGTACTAAATATGGTATGCCAAAAGCAACAGATTCTGAAATAGAAGAGAAACTTGCTGAGGAATTTAGAGCATGGAAACTTAATAAGACTGAGAATAAACCATTACCAAAGAAGAGTATATCAGATTGGATTAAGGAATTGTATGATTTTATTGTATACTTCTTTACTGGTAAAAATAAGTTAACATCTTATGAAGTAGAATCATTATTTAAATTAATAGATAGTGGTAGATTTAAGAATAGATATATATCCCCAGTTAATAGATTTAAATTAAGTAGAAAGGAAGTCCCATATCCTGTATCCTCTTTTGAAACTGGTATGTTTGATGTACCATTTGTAAAGAGTCGTGAGGAATTTATGAATTTCATTAAAGGACTTGGTGTTATATTATTGGAAGAAAATGAAATATCTTCTCTAAATGATGTACGTAGTATAAAGTTTAGTAAACTATTCAATTATATAAATGAAGAATTAGTACCTAACTTTAAAAATATTGTAGACGAATTACAATATTATATAGATTATGGTGAATATGCAGAAGATGAAACTAAGGAATCTTTAGAGACTGACTTAGTAACAGCAAAGAATCTTGTGGATTTATATGACTCTATAAATACAAAAGAGTATAGGGAAGTATATATGCGTCACCTAAGGATGCTACTTAGGTCACAATTTAATATTAGAGCTAATGAAACTAGACCAGATGAAGATGAAGAGACTGACTATGAAGTAGAATCTGCAGGTGAACAGTTATTAAGATATGATAAAGAATCATTTGAAGTAGATATACGTAATAATGTATCTGCTAATATTAAATTCTTGATAGCAACTCTATCTAAATCAGAAGATATTAATCCATCTACAAGGACACGAGACTACGTCAATTTTAATGATGTGTGGTATAAGTTATTATTTGATCTGCATGATCTAAATAATATTGATGAAATGATGGATAAGATAAATCAGTTAGGTGAAATATATTATCCATATAAAGAATTACATTCAAAGTTATCTGCAGCCTCTTCTAATATACGTGCTCAATTTAAAGTAACATTACAGAAACATAAACATCAGTTTATTAACTTCTTATATAGCATAAACCCTAGGACTGGTGTTGCTGAATATAAGATTAGTACTGCAGATATAGCTAGAGCAGAACGTGTTGAGGCTAGGTCATGGGCTATGACATTTCTTGAATCAGACCTAATATATCGTGATGAAGAAACTGGTATACAACAGGTTAATGATGGTGTATTTAGTACTATCTATGATGACTACTTAGAACTAAAGAAAGATATACAGAAAAACTTTAGGAATAAATTAACTCCAGAAGTATTAACTGATTATAAGAAGAGAGTATTATATCTTTTAAATAGTCTACAAATAAATATAGATGAACGTACTTTAGATAAATATCTTGAAAATCAAACTAAGTATCATAAAGGTTATGAATTACAGAATGCACTTGGTAATATTATCACTGATGAAAAAGAATTAGGTATAGTATTTACTAGGTTAAAAGAATTATCTGATGAAAGTGCAGAAGCAGCCAAGACATTAAATACTGCTATAAAAGCAGGTAAGAAAATAAGAACTGGTACATTAGCATATGATTTAAATAGTAAGGTATTCTCTATATTCGAAAGTAAAGAGATTAAAATAGGTGATACAAAAGTATCTACAAAGAGTGCTTATATAGTTAGGGAATTAGCTAGGTGTAAATTTCAAGTATATCCAGATCTATTAGATGATGTTATACTTGGTCCGGAAGGACATATGTATTTCTCATATGCCAATAATAGTTATGCTACTTCTAAATTAAAACAATATAGGGATAAGAATTATATAGATTCTGTATTATCAAAAGAATATCATAAAGGTTCTTATATACTTAATATTATTAAAGATAATGAAGAGTTAAGGAATAGTCTTAACATTAAGACTATGTCTGCTTTACAAGAAACAGATGCTCGTGACTCTGGTACAGCATATAAAGATTTAAATAATGTTGAGGATTATATACTTAGGATGTCAGCTATACATAATGGTTTAATGCCATTTCCTGTATTATCTGATAGGTCGACCTACTACTTCTTAGAAGGTGTAGCATTACCTACTAATATATATAATATAAGTGAGGACGGTCAACTAGTTATATCAGATGATATAATCAATATATTCTATAAGTATGCAGAGGCAGAAAGAGATCGTATAGAGGCAGCAAAGGTACTTAAGAAGGCTTATATAGATGCTAAAGATGATACAGAAAAACAGAAGATTATGGATGAATCAATGGTACTTAACTACCACTATAATCTTAAGGGTACAAATAAAGACTTTAATGCTAATGCTTATAAGTATGTAGAGTTTGCATCTTTCAATAGGAAAGATTTTAATTTTGAACGTGATGCCAAAAATGACATACGCAATATGTTAACTGGTATTATTCAGGAGGGTATAAAGACTGCTATCAAATATAAACTTATAGAACAAGTATATAGTAAAGATTTTAATGAGACTGTATATACTAATAAGATATTAGATAGGGATTTAATCGGTAAATTCTTAAATACTAGTTTCAATAGGGATACACACGCTATACAAAATATTATTGCAGCAACCGAAATAGGTCAGGCAATTGCCAATTTTGAAACAAGTATGATGTTTACTGGTGACCCAGCCTTTTATAAATCTAATAAGAAACAATCTGTTCAAGAAGATAGGATTAAACGTCTTGGTGCAATGACATCATCTGGTGATATTATTGATCAACAGTTGCCAGATAAAGGTATAACAAGAACTCATTATTCAATAGCAACATTATCTACACAAAAATTTGATATATCAAATACGGAGTATTATAAGTCTATAAGGGCAAAGATAATTAAAGATTATGTACTAACCTTTGTTAAATCATTACAAAGAAATAATGATCCTAAATTTGAAATATATAGTAAATATTTAGACCCCGAAGTTTTGGCTAAAGCTAATCCTACAACTTTAAATGATACTATATTAAAACCAGAACTTGATATCAATGTTAATAAATTCTTAGAAGCATACACAAAAATAGATCCTACGGATGGTCAGGCTTATGTAACTCCTGAAATGTATAGGGAGATATTAATGCGTCTTGGTGAATGGTCTGATGCAAAAAAGAATGCCTATAATTTACTTATGACAAAGTCTTTTGCAGATATGTCATTTGAAGAATATAATTCTTCTATTCGATTAATGATGCAACCTTTAAAACCAGTATTGTTTGATGTAATACCAGCAAATAATATATTAGTTCCTACTTATAATAAAATGTCTATAGCATGTTTATTTCCTGAATTAGTTAAGGGTACTCAGATTGAGGATTTGGCTAATAGGATGTCTGCTAAAACAGAAAAGTATAAGGACTACAAACCAGTAGATATGGTGATATATGATAGTGCTGTTAAGACTGGTATTAGGTCCCAAACTCCATTATTCGCAAATGAAACACGTACTGTTGGTTCAGATCTTACTAAAATGTTTACATATGAACAACCATTTTATGCTCTACGTAGACAGACAATAACAGATCCACATAATGTAAAGGAAACTAAGTTAGGTACCCAGTTTGCTAAGATAAGTCTTGGTGACCTGAGGTTAGATGAAATGATATACCAGTTACCTGGTACAGAACAGTACATTAGTGGTAAGGAGATTGCTAATATTGTATTCAATTCATTAGCTTCTATAAGTGATAGGGGATTAAATAAACTCAAAAAAGAACTTGGTTATGATAGTACTAATGGTACTGTAGATCTTAAGATATTAGTTAATAAGTTACGTAATGATGCTATACGTGGTAACAAACCAGAATTAGTTATAGATGCGTTGCGTATGGAGAACGAACGACTATGGCTCGAATTAGATGCTCACAGGACTAAGGTAAGTTCTCGTCTGATTGGTATGACTAACAAGGCATCTCTTGATATAGAAATGCCTGGTAATCAATTTATTCAGGTATCTGAAACTGGTTTACATGTATCATCAGACGATAGGTTAAAATGGTATACATTAACGGAAGATGGTAAACTAAAGTCTGCAGAGTGTGCTATTTCTATATCTATGTTTAAGCATATTATTCCTAATTATAAGAATTTAACATATAAACAAGCATGTGATTATGTACTTAAAAATACACCAGAGTTACTTGCTTATCGTATTCCAACACAGTCACAGGCATCTGTAATATATTTAAAGGTAACTAAGTTATTACCAGAGAATACTGGTGATACTATTGTATTCCCTGAACCTGTTACAGCCTTAACTGGTTCTGACTTCGATATAGATAAGATGTTTGCAGTTAGGTATTCCTATACTACAAATGAAGAAGGTGATATGATTCCAATTAAGTTTTCAAATACTTTAGATGAAGCATTCAAACACCAGTATAATGAAACCATAGATTTTGCTATGAAACGTATTGCAACTCTAAAGCAAATGTATCTTACTGGTGCATCAACAGAAGAGAAATACAATGATATAGTAGAAGCAATTAATATCATTAAGGAAATTACACCTGAATCATTATTAACTTCTATAGAATCTAATCTAGACTACTTAAAAGAGAATGCTCTTCTTAATGCAGATATGTTATGGTATACTGAAACTCAAGAAAAGATAGATATTTTATCAGATATAGAGAATGCTATTATCGAATGGGCTAAAGGTGATATAGTTGAATTGAAGGATCAGAAGGAAGCATTTATGGCTAAGTTTAATAATGAGACTGATCCATATGTGTTCAATAGTACTTCCGCTATAAAGAATAGGTTATTAGATGCATACCTTTCTGTATATAGATCTAGTGCTCATATATCACAATCCCAATTACCTAATGGTGCATATACAGAACAGTTGAAAGAATATGCTGAGAATGTATTAGATAGAGAGAGCACTAATGATTTATTTATATACTCTGCTACAAACCAAAATAGGTTAAAATTTGAATATACTGGTGGTAAGGATGGTGTTGCACCATTTGCATTAAACAATGTACATCATATATTAGCTCAGATAGCAGGTTTAAAATATAGTGTAAAAGACAGGACTGGTACTGTTACATATAGTACTAATCAGACAGACTCATATGGTTTATTAAACGAGAATGAAGAAGGCTCTATAGATTTATCTCAGATATCCGGTAAGGATGGTTTAAGTATTCTTGGGTGGTTATCTGCAATGATTGACTCTCATGTTGACTTAGCCAAAGACAACTATATAATGAGGTTAAATGTAAATAAAAATACATATAACTTTGTAGCATTGATGTTACGTGGTGGTTGTGGTCTTAAGACATTCAAGATACTTACTCAACCTATTTTAAAAGAATATGCATTCATGGCAAACAATACAGAACGAGATAATAAACTTGCTCTGTATAGGACTAAATGGTACGTTATGGATGAACTAAGGGCCAGATATACGAGTTTTCTTACACCAGAAGGTGTTATGGAAAAGGATAAAGTACTTGATCGTGGTTTCTCAAATAATATAGTTAAAGAATTAACAGCAGATGATTTGTTACAAAAGAATCTTAAATTTAACATAGATGACATACAATCAGAATTAGATTCTATAGATCCAAATTTATCTACAGAAGAAACAACTGCAAAACAGAATGAAATAAAGAATAAATATAGGAATCAAATAATACATCAGTTACAGATGTTAAATTTATTTGAATATTTTGATAAGATTGGTAAAGATCTTAATACTCTAGTCCAATTATCTAAGATAGATACAAAGAAGTATGGTAGTAGCATTACAGAAGTAATTAACTTCGACAAGCGAATCAAAGATTTTATGGCATCTAACAAGTTTATAAATGAGGGCAAACTATTCCCAACTGATAAAATAGTTAATGGTGAGAGTTTAATAGGTCCTTATTACCGTAACTCTGTTAAGTTCTTAATGGAGATAATGCCTAAGTTAACAATATATGCTACTGATGGTTTTAAAGATATAGTTAGTGCTATACTTGATATAAGTGGTAACTCTACTACTCTTGATGGTAAGTTACTTAATACTATAGCAGATGAAGTATTTGCTTCGATGTGTGGTGAGTTCTTCTTTGATCCTGCATTACAGAATGGTTTTGGTTATAGTGATAGTAATCTTATATATAATCTACAGAATGTACCTAAGATGTTATCTATCATTAAGTATTCAGACAAACCATTATCAAAGTTATTATCTGAAAATACTATCATTAAATTATTTAATACCTTAAATGTTGATACTTCATTAGAGATGCCATTCAATTCATATCTTGCAGTAGCACGTAAATCATTTAAAGATAAACTCAATAATGATGATTACATGTATGCTATACTTGATCTATTGACATTTCATGGTGATCCAAAGAATCCTGAGGAAGTTGCATTAGCAGAGAGTGTGCATAATTTTGCAGTACAACTGTTTATGTACTCATTTGCTACCAGTGGTTTTAGGAATAAATTAAATTCATTTTTCAATATTTTACCACCAATTATGTTCAAGGAATTGAAACTTAAGGATGGTAGTATCGTATCATTTAATGAATATATTTACAATAAGAAAGCCGAGTTAGCCGATAAGTTAGCCACACCTAGTTTATCAAAGTATATAGATGAAGTATTCAAGAATAACTGGTATAATAAACGTATAGTGCCATCTATTAATAATAATGATAGTACTTTAGAGTTATCTATAGTAAAGAAGAATGGTGAATATACAGACAAGTTAGCACAATTAACTAAGGTATTTATTGGTAATCCTCATGACTTAGAGAAGAGAACTAAAACTTCTAGTTTATTCTTGGGTGTTAATAGGGCAGGTATACCAGTATTCAAGAAATTTGCTACAAGATATCAGTCACTTGACAATATTCTATATCCACACTTTATGCAATTCATAGGTGTGATACAGAAACAATATACAAGTGATGATGGTAAACATACAGGTACATTAACATATCCTGTATATAAGACTATACCAAGGAAAAGTAGTGAACGTGGTGTTGTAACTGTTAAGGAATACTTTATAAATGAAAGTATAATTACTAGTAATAATGAGGGAGGTGAATATATTCGTGATGGTGAGGAATATGAATACTTTGAAAATAACTTAGTTATGTCTGCTATTAACAGTAATGATGCATTGAAAGGTGGTGAGTTTTTATATCTCGATGATATATATCCTACAACCGCAAATCCTTATGATACTGTAGTTAAGGATATTATACTTGATTACACTGAGGGTGAGCCAACTGATAATAATAAACAAGATACTACTATACCAACTACATATACTCAAGGTAACTTATTTAATACTACTAGTAATAAAAATACTTATACTTGGTCTAGAAAATCAGATAATAGTTATGAAGTAACTACTAAAGGTGATAAAAGATTTAGTGCTTTTAATGCTACATTAAAATCTCATAACAATAGATCTATAGAAGATATATATCAAACAGATATAAAAGGTTATTCTACAAGGGAAGAAGGTAAGGGTAAGCCACCTTTAAATAACATGTCTCAAGAAGAATCGTGGAATAAATATAAAGCTTTATGGGTAGAATGGGCAAATGAAAATCCTGACTTAATACAAGAACTTGGCAATAATGCTTATGGTAGAGTATTAACAGATATGTTTTCTACTACAGAAATAAATCAAGCTCACGCATTGTCTGATATATTAAATGAAACAAATATTATATTAACAAGACCTACACCAACAGTACGTCAGTGGGCAGATTTAAATAAAAAATATGGTACTATGCCAGAACAGACAAGGGAAATAGTAAGTCAGATGACAGATGAAGAACTTAGACACGAACTTAATTGCTTATAAGATATGGCGAAATGTATAAATATAGGACATCCAGATTTTAAGAGATTAGCAGATGATAGTGGTCTTGAACCAATGTTATTATCTGCTAAGATGGGTGTATGGATGGAACAGAATAATACTGATGAATGGCCTACTCTTGAACAATTAGGTATACTAAAAGAAATAGGTAATTCTAATCAAAATAAAATTAATGAACTTATAAATGAATTAGATTTATTAAATTATAGTATTAATAATTATGAACAATCTAAAAATTTTACTCCATTTGATGAAAATTATTATGAAAAATTAGTAATAAATGACTTATCAAAAGAAGAATTAATTAATTTACAATCTGATTTATCAAATGATTTATTATTTTATATAGAACAAGAGGAAGAACAAAATAAATTATCAAAATTAAATGATATTGAAAAGTTAGTAACCTATGATGACCAAACACTCAAATGGTTAGGTCCAAAATTGCAGGGTAAGGCTTATTATTCAGTATCTGATAATATTATTATATCTTCTAAAAATATATATTCTTACCTTAACAATATTCATGATGAACTTGAAGCACGAACTGGTGGTGGAGAACATGCCTATTTTGAATATTTGGATAAGATTAGAAATACTGGTAAACCATATTACGAAGGAGTTAAAATATCTTATATTAAAGATACTGTTAGATTAGAATATGATATAGATAACTTTTTAGAAAAATCAAATAATAAAGATACAAAAGAATATAAATTTGAGGTGTTATATAATGCAGCAAAATCATTAACAAAAAAAGTAAGTAATACTAAATTATCTATTCCAGAATTAAAATATACTGGTACACTATATGATTTTGTTGGTATAAAAGAAGGATCAATTATATTGGCAAAAGAATTATTACCAGAAGAACATCTACAACAAATTAAATCTGCATTGTTATCAGATAATGAACTTACAGTTGAAAAAGTAGAATCATTAATACTTGGTTGGGGTGATACTATTGCTAAGACTAAATATCAAGGTGTTATACATCGTAAAGCAGAACCAACCACTAAAGATGACTTGAATAGGACAAGGATGATGAATCACTTTATATCAATTATAAATGGTGCCATTCCAGGTCTTATTACAATGAATACTATTCCTAAGAAGTATGGTCCTAAAGATCCCATGTATGGTAACAATTGGTATCCTATTACTATTAGTGAGAAAGCAATAGAAGATCATAATAATAATATAAAGGGTTCAGATTTAGTTACTGCAGGTCAACAACTAGAATTACGATTTCCAGAGATATTCAAGGGTAGGATTAACACAGTACCTGTTGAATATGATGATATCAATAATGAGGAATTAGGTACATTCTATCCATCTTTGATGCATGCTACATTAGTACACATGACTACATTCTTTAATGAGAATCGTAATAATGAAGATGCAATCAATTGGTTAGATCAGATACAACGAATGATTGGTATATCTAATGAACAAAGAGATCTATTAGAGTTATTCAAAGACAATACTAGAGTTAGTAATACTACACTTAAAGTTATAGAGAGAAAGGATCTTGATACTATACACAATGGTTTCTATAAGAAATATATAGATGGTCCTGCATTCATGTATTATGACCCTAAAACAAATACACGAATAGTATATCTAATTAAAGATAATATACTATTACCTAACTTTTCATATGACTTACTTACTGAAACTATCTTACATGAGTTAGGTCACCAAAACACCGCAGAGGCCATTTTAAGCCCTTCTAACGAAGCCGATCTTGAGTTCAAGGAAAAGGTCAGCCAACTATATAGAATGGCTAAAAAGCAGTCCAAATTAGCTGAGGTGGGCACATACGGTTATACATCCTTAGCAGAGTTTGTTGTAGAAGGTTTGGCTAATAATGCAGTTATCAAGGAACTCAAAGAGATGAAGTATAACTGGTGGGAACGTTTTATTAAACTTATTACAGACTTCTTTACTGGTAAATGGTCACAGTTAGCAGAGGATATACGTCCATCTAAGAGTTATTACAATCAGTTATTTGATTCATTACTGTCATATAATACTAAGATAGGTCTTAAGAATAATATAGATGATAAGGAAATAGCATTACAAAAGTATATTTCTAATATATGGTTAAGTACAAGTACTAATGTAGGTAGTATTGCTGAGAATACTCAAAACGTATTAAAATATCTTAGTGCTTTACATACTAAATTTAAAGAACGTAGTAATAATCCTATAGATCCCACAAACTTTGAAACAGTAGAACATTCTATCAATAGAATTAATTTTGGTGGTGCTGGTTCAACATTAAGACTTAAAGAGAAACCATTACCAGACATGACTTTGAACTGGGGATTTAGTTCTATAGATAAAGCTATGAAGAATTATAATGGTAGGTATAATCTTGATGATGCAACTAAACAAATGATAGTGAATCAATTTCATGATAAGTTTGGTAAAGATGCCTATGTTATATTAAATGCTCATGTACATAACTATGCACAGGGTAACTTTGATATTATAGATTTTATTATTATTCATACGGCACCAACAGAAGATGGTAAGAAGAGTGTTGTATATTCTGTAGTACAATTAAATGATACTAATGGCGAAATGAGTGATTTTGAGAAACTCAAAATGCCAGAAGAAAGGGGATTATTCTTACCAGGATCCGAAAAGGATCGTCACACTATGAGGTTAAATTATATTGTAGGTACATTTAATACAAGATTTGCTAATGTAGATCCTAAGTATAGATTTACTATGCCAGTATATACTAAAGATAATAATACTTATACTTCAGATTTAACTGGTAATAATGAACCATTAATAGAATTAAAGAGATCACCTTTGTCTTCTCTATTATTCTCAGATATATTTGCAGAGAGTCGTAAAGAAGAATATGCTTCTGATGTTGTAGATAGTGATGACATTACTAATAAGTTAGTAATGGAACAGTATGAGGATTTTTATACTAAACATGTACGTGAACAGAAAGAGGCGTTGACTGAAATACAGGAAGTTCTAATGAAAACTCTTACTAGTTTATCACGAAGAATGAATGTAGAAAAAATATATGGTAACAAAATAAATGCTTTAGATATACAAGATCTTATCAAATCTGTAATAACTAATTTTGATGAACCTGCACAAGCTATGACAGATGTTGTTAATTATGCCTATGGTTTATTGGCTAATGCAGAGGAAGAATTAAGGAAGGCAAATAAAGGTACTACAACAATTACTAAACAAAGACTTAATAGGTATAGGAATATGACTGCTTCATTTGCAGTTTTAAAAGATATAGAAACATACCTTACTAATACTTTTGGTAATGTAGGTGGTATTGAGAATAGAGATATGTTATCTCAATCAATAAAACATTTAGCCTATGTTGAAATAGAATATAAGAATAGGTCTATAGAATTATTAGTTGATGCTATTGTACCATATTATAGTAGAATTAAGGTTGAACAGATAGAAAGTTACAAAAGAGAATACCGAAGATATCATAACTGGATAAAACAACAGGCTAAAGGTAAGTTATTAGATAAGAAGGTACCTGATAATTTTAATAGAGATTTAACACAAGATGAATATGTATCTCAAAGATATTTAGTAAATAAAGATACTATAGATTCAGAAACTAAATTGGCCATACGTAAAGAATTAAAGATGGCTAAACAGGATGTTAACTATTTAGAGATGTTATTTGATAACATTCTTGATAGTGCTGATCCAGTTATAGGTGCCTATGTTAAAAAGTTATCTATATTAGATGATGAGGTAAGGTTTAAAGTAGAAGAAGAAAGACTTAAACGTGTTGAAATAGCAAGAGAGTTTGAGGATTATATGAGGACTAGTGGTAAGACATTTAATGATTATTCAGATATATACGATTTTATGTTAGAGAGAGATTCCAAAACACATAAACTTACTGGTCATATAATAACTAAATTTCCATCTTATTTACTTGAGGAACACAAAAGAATATTATTGGCTGCCGAATTTTACACTAATTCAAGAATGAGACGTGCCTTTGTTAACGCCTGGTATGAAATAAACATGCCACTAAATGAAGATGCCTATATAGAAGGTTTACAGAAATTTTTAGTAGAGTCTTTTGAGTCTACAGATCCAACTAAGAAAATTACTGAGAATGAAGTTGATTTCTTAAATAGTAAATTATTAGTAAAAGATAAATATTTTGATGTTAAACAGTTCATTATTGATGGTAATATAACAGAAGAAACTGGTAACTTAGTATATGAATGGATAAAAAAGAATAGAAATTCGTATAGGGAACTTGGTGAGGGTATTGAGAATAAACAATGGGATGAATTACAGAAGATCTTAAGTGATCCTAATGATGTTCGTACTAAAGTATATAATACGATTGTAGAAATGCAAAGAGAAGGTGATTCAAGAATACCTTCAAGTTTAGCAATAGGAACACACCTACCTGGTGTTATAAAACAAAAGAATGAAAGATTTGCATCTGGTCAAAATCTATGGGCTATAATAACTAACTCTCTAAATAAAACTTTTACTTTTCAAGTAGATGATACTCATAGAAGTAAGGAAATTATAAATGAAAAAGGAGAAGCCTTATATTGGATACCAACTCATTTTACCAATAAAGTATTAAAAAAAGAAGGTGAAGAATGGGTATTTGATGAAGATAATCAAAGTTTTGATTTATTAGGTATCTACTTTTCTTATTTAAGTTCTGCTATAAATTATAAAATGAAACATACTAATCTTGCTGAGATTGATATGTTTAGAAATATTATTGCGCAACGTGAAGTTTCAAAGAGTGGTACTACAAGTACACTTAAACAGGCTAAGAAAAAGATGAAGGAACTATTGAATATATCTGGTAATGATAGTGCAGTAGTAGTTGGTGGTAATATATCTCAGATGTTAAATATATGGCTTGAAGTTACGCATTTTGGTCAAGCAGAAAAAGACATGGGTACCTTATTTGGTATAGACATAGGTAAGATGTTGAAATTTGTTAAGAAATATACAGCAGCTAACTTAATGGGTTTAAATGCAATAATGAGTGTAAGTAACGTATCATTAGGAGAAATATCACAATGGATAGAATCAATTGCAGGCGAACTTATAGATCCTAAATCATATGGTAAAGCACACGTAGACTTTGCTGAGAACTTAGTAGGTATAATGACAGATATAGGTACTCGTACTCCTACCAATGAACTCAATTTATTGGCACAACATTTTGATATAACAGAAATGCCAAGTCCAGGTGAACTCGGAAAGGCATCAAGAATGGCATCCTTAGATTTACAAGATTTTATTTCCTTAACAAATACATGGGGTGAATATTTTATGAGAGTTAAGATGTTAGATGCTATGTTATATCATAAGAGAGCGTATGATAAAGATGGTAAAGATATAGGTTCTATTAGGGATTTTTACAAACTTGATGAAAATGGTAAATTAGTTTTTGACAAAGATGGTAAAGTAGATTTAGTTAGATCACAATGGGAAGATACTCCTGAACATCAAGATAGGGAGAACTTTAAATTAAAAGTAGAAGGTGAATTAGGACGTATACATGGGGATTATTCCAATCTTGCTAAAGTAGCAGCAGAACAGAATGCATTATTAGCAATGGCATATATGTTCCGTAGATTTATGGTACCAGGTATTCGTAGACACTGGGGTAAGGAAAGATATGAAGAAAGAATTCAAAAGAGTGTAGAAGGAATGTATGTAACTACATGGAAAAAAATTATTAAACCTGCATTTGGGGATATTAAGGACTTTGTAAATGTTAATTTATTAAGAAGAGATTTAGAGTCTAAATTATCTGAAATGAAAACTATGACATGGGGAGAGCGATGGGTAGAGTTATCTGATTTTGAAAAAGCTAACTGTATTCGTACTTTACTTGAATTAGTTAATATAGCCTTAATAATAACCTTAACAAGACTTATAGAGGGGGATGATGACGAAGAACTTACATATGCTGATAACTTTTTAATATACCAATTATTTAGGTTAAAGTCTGAACTTATGTTTTATATAAGTCCTAAACAAGCAAGTAATATATTAAGATCCCCAATGGCATCAATGTCAATGTTTGAGAATGCTATGAAATTTATAATGCAAGCATTTAATCCTTTAGAGACTTATGAGCGGGGACCTTGGGAAGGTCAGTTAAAACTATACAAAGATTTAGTTAATTTAACTCCTGTACTAAGACAAGGATATCGATTAAAGAATATAGACACACAAATACCAATATTTGCTCGATAAATGGGCCAGACAAAAAGGGGGACTTTGAATCCCCCTTCTTTATATACATAAAAGGGGACGATTGTCCCCTTTCTTATTAGTTATCATTTATACTTAATGGAGTATTACCAAGGACGTGATATCCATTCGTATGAACTTGTTGGATATGATTCTCTACATACCTTTGGTTCACAACAATCATTAGATGATTTAGAAAGTGATGTAAAAGACTGAAGGAACTTACGAGCTTTCTTAATAGCAGATGATTCATCTACTCTATTAATATTACGATTAGTTCTCCATTCCCGATCCATTACTAATTCGTCAGCCTTGCGATCAATATACTTCTTAAATAACCAATACAAAAATCCAGAATGTTCAATAACTTCTTGTTTGCCCTTAAGTTCTGCTATTTCCTTATTCAATTTCTCGATTTCAGCAATTCTTTCTTTCTCAAGAATTTCTTCTGCCTTATCAAGTTTAAGATTTTCATAATCTTTCTTCAAATCAGATATTTCGTCCTGAAGATTCTTTACTTTCTTAGTATACTTATCTTCAATACTATCTACTTTAAGTAAATGATCTTGTGACATTCTTGTAATATCACGATCATTATTGAAACGCATATCTTCTATGTCAGCAAGATACTGTTTATTAGATTCTTGCAATGTTTCTACTTGTTCTTTTAAAGTCTTATCAGTAGCTTCTTTTAAGATAGTAATTAATTCAGGAGAATTTATATCAAACTGTACACCATTAGTTGGATTTAACCACCTATCCTTACGTACCCATATTGTCTGTTTGTTCTTTTCTGCTTCTTCTTCAGCTTTCCCACGCAATACTCTTTCAAGTTCTACCTGACCTTTAAGTCCAGCAACTGTTTCTCTAAGACTATTAATCTCATTATTTAAAGTGAGATTTTCAGTGTTTTTAGCTTCGAATTTATCTAAACTTACACTTACAACATTAACTGCATTTGTTTCGTTTGCCATATCTGTAAAATTTTATATTATTATTTAATGCTTTTTAATTATTGTTATTCATCATCTTCATCAACAAATTCGTCTTCATCTAAATCATAAGATTCATAAGACTTACCTGCTTTGAATAGATTAAATAGTTCATTAAATCCTAATTTTGATTCTACGGATTCTGTCAATTCTTCAAATGTAGCAGAATCTGCTAAAGTTGATAGGATTGCTTTAATTTTCTTATAAATAAAGTTTTTAAAGGAATAAGTCGAATTTATTCTATTAATATTCAGAAATTTCCTATTAATAATCATGGGAGTATAATCATTTGCAACACCAATTTCACCTGTTGTAGTGATAATAGCATTACGAATTATACTATCCATAGTAACGTATTCATCAGATTGTTTGATTCTCTTTATTTCTTGATTTACTAAATTTTCAATTTTAGTAGCATAAATATCTACTAAATAGTTGTACATTGTCTGTACCTGTGAATCTAAAAGTGTACTCATAATCTGATATTGTTAGAGAGTTATAGAGAGTGTTGGGATTAAAGTCCCAACACCTCTTTTGTTAATTGTGGATTGTACCAGTATTCTTCATCTTTCTGAAAATCCTTCTTAGGGTTTACTTTAAGTTTGGAGTAGAAAGACTTTAATCCTGGTGTAATTGTTTTGTGTAATATACCAAATAGTAGTGACTTGCCATCTTGATCCCAGAAACTAAGGATTAACTTCTTAGCATTATCTGATATCTTCGACCATTCACCACGTAAAAATTTCCCATAATCGTCAGAGAATTCTTCTGGTATTTTGTATACCAGTACATCGTTATTTTCAAACTTGTATTTGTCATCTCTTGTGGTTACAGGAATATCAATTGAATATTTATTGTAAACAAGCAACACTTTATCATCATGCTGTATCTTTTTAAAATCTGCAATATATGCATTTTTAAAGTTTTCATTAAAAATCTGAGAACTTTTTGTATCTTTTGAGAATAATAATGGGACTAAAAAATAACATGATTGGTTATTATTTAAACTTAGTAATTCCATTTTATTCTATTTTTTCAATACCGTTTCCTTCATAATATTCTTTACTGTAATCCCATAGATCTGCAGTCCAATGCCAATAGATATCTCTAAATAAAACTTCTATATCATAGATTGCTTTATTTATTGACTCTTCAGATAGTTGTATAATTTTAACCTCTGTATGTGGTTGATGTTTTATTACCACTAAATATACTTCTGCATGATAATCTTCTACATTGATCTTTTCAATGTGCATAAGATAATAGAATGCAGCAAATATATAGAATGACATCTGCCTAGCATAGTTAAATTCCTTAAATTGATCCTTAAAATTCTTGAATGATATTGCTGTTTTAATATCAACTATCTTTATAACTTTATTGGTCTCATCTACTATTAATCTATCAATCATAGACTTACATTGCATTTCTGGATATAATGGGTGTTTCCATAGTATCTCTAATTCATTATAAGTCTTATCAGTAGAGAATTCATTATCAAATAATAATTTGCTTGCTGCTTTATGTTTAACACATTCAGCATAACAGGTATCTATTTTCTGTTTTTTAGCAAATGTTAAAATGTCTTTATACTTCTTCCGTTTACTAAGATATTCTATATACTTAGATAGTTTATCTTTTAATAACGTTGCCTGTACCAAGACTTTTTCATCACTAGTAGTAACTTTATAATTATTACTATATGATACTAAAAGATCATTGTTTCCTACATAATCTTCACAAAATTGTTTTTGTTGTTCTGACTTTGGTGTATCGTAATCTAATACAGTATATGACTGTTTAAATCGTTTGGGTTCTAATATTCTCATATGAACCTGTTTACCAAACTCAAGGTATTTCTTGTCATCTTCTTCAAGCTCTTCATCAAGTTTCTTTTTAAAACTTAATGGAGATTCCTCAAAGTATTGTAATGTATGAGAAGATACACCTCTAATTTTAAAGTAATCTTTTTCTTCCGGCATTCTGTTTCTCTATTATTAATCTCACACATTCATCTATATGAGTCTGATTTTTTGGTAAATATAGGTCATAGTTTAAATGTAGTTGAGTAAGTAGATATTTGAATAATTTCCAACGTAATGGAAAAGCATCATTGGCTTTACCTTTACATTCTATTATCCAGTTGTCCCCAACAAAATCTGGTTTGTAGGACATGCCATGTATCTTACTATCCTTTTCCTCAAATAACCATTTTGTAGTTCTTGGTTTCTTATAAGGTTCATATAAACTACCACCATAATTAAATGCTGGAATCAAATTGTAGGTATTATTTTCGTATGTAAAATCTATGTTGGCTTCTTTTAACTTTTTATAACAGTATACTTCTAATTTACTACGGAAAGTGACTCCATCGTAAATAACACGACTAGCATTTTTTATCTTCTTGTTTGTCGTTGTTTCCATCTAAGTTAAAATAAGATTCTAACGTAGCAAATACATCCTTAATGATTTCTACCTCAGGTGTTAATTTCTTTTCTTCTTCCATGTTAAATAAAGATTTAAGTAACTCTATTGTTTGTTCTTTACCAAACATACTAATATAATCACTAATATCTTTAACATTATATAATGTTAAATTACTTGAATCAATCATAGTATATGGTAAATTATATTCATCTGCTAATTTTATAGCAGCTTCTATTCCTGGTCTGTCATTGTCAAACAATATAACGATCTTCTTAAATCTCTCTGATAAATCTGTATAAATTTTATGATTTAGTTTGTCGTTTTCAGATTGGAGTGCTACAGAAGTATATCCTAGTTCATAAAAAACCATGACATCCTTTAATGACTTTGTTAATATTAGTAGATCACCTGTATCTGGCAGTTGTTCATATCCTTGAATATCAATTGATGCACAATTTGTACGCCATTTATCTTTTTTATATTCAGAATATGGTCGATATATTTTAAATTTATCAAATATTTTATAAGCATACATAGGTTGCTCTTTAGAATATCTAAAAGTTTGTAACATATCATCAACCCAGAAGAATTCTATAGGAAAAACATTAAATTTCTTTAAAGTTTCTCGTGAAATTTGGTATTTTCCCCAATATTCATCATCATTTTTTGTAAAGTTCTGCCTTTTAATAGAAATATTTCTACGTAATCTATTAAAATATTCTTTAACCCTCAATCCTTCCTTAGTACTTACTATCTCTCCTTTTACGAATTTATTATAAATATGTTTCAGTGCTTGTTTATTATGGTAAAAATCTTCAATTTCTTTCACAAATGTAACTACATTACCTACCTTACCTGTAGATTGATCTTTCCATAATAATGCACCTGTATCAGACTTAAATACTCCAAAAGAGGGATGTTTGTCCTCATGAAAAGGTGAAGACATCACATGATTTACTTTAAATTTGTTACCTAAATAATAATGATATATATCATATTCAGTAACTCGTTTGAGTAACTCATCTAATGTTAGTTCTTCTATAACATTTTTTGTGTTATAAATCATAATTGTAGAGATGATAGTTAGGGGATAGGAGACATCATCTCCTTCTCCCCCTTCTACCTATATATGTTAGAATGGCATATTTTCTACGTCATTCATTGTGTTATCAGAATTCATAGTTGCCTGAATGGTATCTTCTTCTACAGTACCTGCAAAAGGATTAGTATTGTTGGATGTTTCCACGTCAGCTTTACCTTTGACCATTTTATCCATAGCTGTATTAATTGAGAGTTTACTCTTTTCAGTACTCATCAATTCTATGAAAGGAACATAATTTGGTAATGAGGTAAAATCATTATTGTTAAGAGTTACCTTAACTCTGACTTTCTTACCTACATATTTGTTACCTAGTATTTGTATACTCTTCTTTACAAAATCTTCAAAGTTTTCACTTTCAAAGATGAAATCATCTTCAGGAATGAATTTTGTAATGATATGTTTAAACCTCTTGATCTGATTTAATGTTTTGTTTTCAAGTTTTTCCTGATCTGGATCTGAAGGTTCATATTCAGTGTGAATCAGTACTTCTCCTTTTTCGTTAATAAAATGAAAAGCTGCAAACTTGTTACCTTTTTTTGATTCTCCATATACAATAGGATATGTTTCAGGGTCGAGATGTTTTAATTCTACATTCTCGTGAATACCAGGCCCCATAAAATTATTCTGGCGGCTTTCTGAATTAATATCTTTTGTTACGTTGTATTTGGACATCTTTTAATCTCCTATTTATTGTTAGACAATATTGTTCTGATGTGTTGTAATAATTCGTTAGCATCATTAGTCATAGTTTCGACACCTTCTTTCAAGAAGATTGGTGGAGTTTTTGCACTAGTTCTACCATCTGATAGTAAATCTAATACATATTCTCTTTTACCACTACCCATTCGCACTTCTGCAAATGTTACAATAGTAAAATCTTTTTCTACACCTGTTTTATTCCACTCATTGCCTTTAACAGCAATGCGTCTTTCTGCTACACCCTCATCTGTTTCAACATTAGCGGAATGTGCTGTAACAATAATATCTTTTGGATACTTCTTAATAAGGAACATCAATTTCCCTATCTCTTCATTATAGTAATTCCAGACATCAAAACCTTTCTTTATTTCTCTGGCTGTTTTTAGCAAACTATCTAAGTAAGCGGAAAAACTGTCCAGTACCACTTCTGTAATATCCGGATTTTTGCCATATTCGATAAGTTTCTGATAAGTTTCTTGCCAACTGTTAGGAGTACAGTAAAATTTAAATTTATTTATAAATGGTAACGGCTTGCTTTCTGCATTTATAAATCCACATTTCTCTGGATTCATATTGCGTAAAGACATTGTTTTCCCCTTACCAGACATGCCTACTACGGCGATCTGGTATGGTGTTGACATAATATAAATTAATTTTGTTATACCACCTGATTAAGTAACCGATAAATTGCGTTCGGGTAACATTGACGGCTGTCAATATCCCTCGGTGGCTTACTTGGTGCTTTCGGAAGGCTGTAAGTAATCTTAATCGTAGCCGCTATATAAGTGGTCTAATACTGATTACTCTTATTCACTCAAATATCTTCGGCCAAACCAATCGGTCTTAACTTCGTAAGTGTAACCATCAATGGTCACAAAATTCTTACCAGTCATCCAATCGTATTTAATGGCATAAGAGTTCCAGCCAACACGTACATAGTTTCCATGGATATAAATCCGTCAACTGTACGGATGTTAACCTTCTGTATTGTTGGTTTCTTCGGTTCAACCTGAACACGAATTACTGTGCGTTCGTCGTTAGCTATGTCAAGTAAATCCTCAAGCATGCTAAATATTCTCTGATTATCTCTCATTAGAAATAGTGTATCTTCTAATGCTACGTTCTGAGATCTTGGCGTTCTCCGGTAACTTGTAGGAGTTATAAACTCTACAAATTGTTGTTCCACCTGGTAACTTTTCTTACCCAAGTCAACAATAATGGCATCACCATTACGTAACTGATCAACAATATATTTATTGGGGGCAAGTTTCTTTTTAAGATAAGTACCGATTTTCTGTATAAGACCTGCTTCTGTAGCTTTTTTCTTATCTTCAATAACAATCGTAAGTGTTCTGTTCATAATATAATAATTTTGATAAATTTGTTAAACTTCGTCAATTCTGTTATACTTAAGATTATTTACAAAACTTAGTATTTTTGGTTCACCTTCTCTCACTTTTCGTTTTTATTATCAATAGTTTTTTAATACTATTGCTTATAATTCTTATTATTATAAGACTAGACTATATCATCAGCCTATTGTATTTCTTGAAGTAATTTGAAATAATCTGGTATTGATAATTTAACTCCCATTTCATAATCAAATTTTACTTCATATCCATCTTTAGGTTGTCCAGCGCTCGTGTTAGGATTATTGGTAAGTTCCTCACCTATTAGTCGTTGCACCTTTTCATCTACTATTATACTATTCGATGAACTTGGCTCAGTGTTGCCATCACAGGTTTTCACTGAATTCACTGGATTATTCGATATTGATTGCTCAATAAAGTCCCAATAATAACCTCCTGCACTCTTTAATTTTTTGTGCAAAACTTTGGATATACTTGTTCTTTGTATTTTTAAAATCTCTCCAGCATGTTTAATAGAATCAAATAATATTCTTTCATTAGTATTTTTATTTATACCAGTTACTTGTTTACTATTTAATTTAGATACTACTACATAATTAATATTTGGAGTAATTCCTTTTTTACTACGCGATTGTTTTAATCTACTTTCTAAAGATCTTTTTATACCTAAATTAGTAGTACAAAAAACTCTATGATTAAATCCAATTTCTGGATTATTAGAAGTATATATATTAATATAATATTCTTCTCTTTCTTTTAAAGTAGAAGGATCTTGAATAAATTCTAACACTTCAAATATAAAATTTTGTTCACCATATTTATTCCAAGAATTTTGAAGATGACTATTAAAGTGTTTATTATTACGTAGTAAATAAAAATGTTGACCTTTTCTTTTATAATGTCAAATTGCAGAACCAATATAAATTTTATTATTTATTTTATTCTGAATTTTATAAATACAAGGTTTACCATTTTTTTGTATATTTAAAGTTTTAATATTTTCCATTATTAAGTATTTTATACTTATACGTAAAAAATATTAAAAGGTTTCATTTTTGTTTAGGAAGTGCATGTATATTTTATTTTGTACAGGCCAATTATTTGGAGAATAACTTTTAATTCCTAATAGTTCGGGTCGGTGTAAGACAATGACGTAATCTGAAGCTTGAAATAATGAATCTGATCCAAAAAGATCTCTACGCATAGGAAAGTGCATAGTAGGGTTGGTTATCCTTTCAGACGACTCAATCTCTCGATTCATTTGACTTAATTGTATTATTGTAGTTCTTCCAGTTTTCTTAACTTCCATAAAAAGTTTCTGAAGGTTAGCCAAGGTTTCCCTTTCTTGTTCTCCGGACTTACCTCTTGTTAGTAAAGTATGATCAAGTATTACTACCAACCATTTATTCTTTGTATTCTCACTAAACTGAAAACGTCTTATTATACTACCGATTTGATCGACAGTACAGGGGACATCTACATAATATACTGGGTAATGTTTAATGTGTTCTGCTTCTTTAACTACTTCATTGAATAGTTCGTCTGAAACAGGTTCACCATCATATCCTGTTGAATATAATTCACCAGTTGTCTTTGTTAATTTATAAGATAACTTCCTACCAACTTGACGGCTTGAAAGCATCTCAAAATTAAAAGATAATACAATGATTTCCTGATCTCTATTTAAATCAACAATATCGGTTTCTAAACTGTTTACAAATGATGATTTACCACTACCACTTATACCAGCTATGGTCATTATGATATTTGGTTCAATCCCCCCCATTGCAGCATGATTAAACTTAGCCCATTTTGTCCGTAATGACTTGACAATACCTTTACGGCGATTGTCAATATATGTCACTATTTCATCTGAAGCTTTACTTATATGCTTTATTTCTGGAGTACTGTCGTTAGATGAGGTTTGTGCCATATCCCAAGTCTTTATTAGGTGTTAATATTGCATCTAAAGAATCTTCATAGGATGTCCAGGCTTTACTGGTAATCCAAGTTAAGATTCGCTTCATATAAGGCATAGATCCATTACTGGTTCTATTCTTTATTTCAGCTTTCAGACATTTCATGATATGGTTATGCTTATCTCTGCTACGTCCAATGTAGCACTTATATGCCGTTTCGGCGTTGGACAAATCAGTTCTTAAGAAATCGATTGTACCATCTGTACGAGTAACTGATTGTGGAAATTCTGCTACGAATTCTTTAAATAAGTTATCTCCAAAGATGATATTTTTAGTTTTTTCTGTTGCTATCCAATCTGATCCAGGTTCTATAAAAAGATCTTTTTCAAGAAGTTCTTTATGTAATTTTTTGGGATCTATCGTACAATCTTCGGCAGGGTAATTTCTATCTAAATATTCTTTTAGTAGATCCTGTTTATTTTCTGCAATCAATATTAAATAAAAGTATTGTGCTGCAGACAGATTGTGTTCTCTCAAAGAATCTGTATCAAATGTAATCAACATATTTTAAAATAATAATAAAGGTTTGAGTTTAGTATTTAAACTAATTACTCTTGTTGTCCCATTACCTAATGTAACAAGACGTTGTTGCGGGCGACGTGTTATCACCTCTTCGATGTATTCGTTGGGTGTTATTCCCATGTCTACAAATATTTGACGTACATCAGCATCATTACCATTTGTTATAAACAAAGGATTCTGTTCTGCTGCAATGTCAAAATATAATCTGGCATCATTCCTGTTTGGTTGTTTTTTCCTTTTATCAAGGATATCTACGATCATATCAAGAATGACTTTATTTTTCTTAGCCTCTTCTTCGGCCTGGATGCGAGTCTTTGCTCTGTTTACTTCATTCTTCAACAAAGAAAATGTGAAATCGTTTACCATGTTAAAATAATTTGAGTTGTTTATCTTCAATTTGATTAATTACTTTATAACATTCTGATATATAGTAATTATGGTTAACATTAAATTTACTGATATTTGTATCATCTACATCATTCAGTATTTCAATATTATATCCTGCACAATAGTTTATTGTTTCACCAGTTTTCTTATCGACTTTGTATAATTGATCACCACTTTTAGCTACAAAGAATCTGACTGTATTTTGTAATTTCTCACGTTTAATTTCATAGTCTTCAATATAGAATCTATAATTATCAAACTTATCATCAGTCTTTTTAGCTGTACAAAATTGTAGTATGTTTTTACATTGTCGAACAGTATCTTCTGGTTTAATACCTTTAATAAAATAGTCATATAATGCTTTTGAAACAATTGGTTTGTCTACACCTCTTATAAGATCGATTTGTTGGACAAAATCACCTTTTACTTTGATATCTCCATCTTTCTTTATTGCAATGTAGTTATTAACATCCTTTGCTATATATTTTTTATATTCTGTAAATTCTAAATCGAATTTTGTTTCTTTACACCAATTTGCACATATTTCATTATACTGATTTCTTTTATCTTTAGGTACTATTGTGACTATACCATCTGTATTTGTAGATATAACTCTAAAATTATTTGTTACTAATTTTTCAATTAACATTAATATGTATAATTGTCCATTAATAACTAAACGTAATCCAACTAATGGATCATACAACCAATGAGTTGCCTTAAAGGTTTTACCCCATACGCTTAATATAACAATTTTTAATGCTTCACTTTCTAATTTATCTCCTCTTTTCTTTGCATCTATTCTACGTTTTGTGATATCTTTGTAGATTTCCATAAAAGCAGGTCCCAAATGAGCTGGTATAAGGTTATTGATAATCATGTTATTAGCATACATAGATGTAACATCACAATCAATAATATCTTCCTTATCATTTGATTCAAAGAATCCAGGTCTGTCGTCAGAATGTATACCACCTCTACCTGTTCGATATATCATACCATTAAATAGTATATTCTTTTTTATAAAAGGTTGACCTTTATAATATACCATTCTTAGTAATTTATACAATACAGAATTTAATTCAGGTGTATCAAAATGTACATTGGGGTATATTATATTCTCAAAATGTATGATATTCCTATCAGTTCTCATTTCTTTGAGTTCTTTTATAGGTATACCAGTTTTATCTGAATATAGTTTTTCTAGTATTCTATTAGCAATACCACTTCTACTTTCAGATATAACATTTACTCCGTATCTCTTACCTATTTCCCAACGTAAAGCAATTTCATCTTTTGAAGCGTAGTATAATTGTTCAGTTATAAGTACATCATTTAGGTTATACTTATGCATCATCTCTAAATCCTCATCTACTACAAAATGAGTATGATGCAATGGCATATCTTGTATTTTAGACCAGTTAAGGTTAACTGCCACTAACTTTAAAGATTTGTATAAATAATTCACCTTCATTAAATCAATAGATATGAAAGGTGGATTATATAATTTTGTATGCTTTTCTTCTATAATATTAGTTGATAAAGCATGTAGTGTTGCTGTTATTTGTGAACTATCAGCATCCTTAAATAATCTATGATAATTGTAGTATATGAATATCATTAACTGATCATCATAATTAAAGTTATTATAACCAGCCAAGTAATCATTCTTATGTTGTTTAAGGAAGTTATATAGTTCATGAATATCATTTCTATTATTATAGATTATGAATTCATGTAGTGTTTGATTATTTACGTTTTTGAATATTACAGCAAAGTAATTTATCATTACTTCAATATCATATACGTAAATGTTCATTGTTATTAGAATAGTTCTGGTTTAAGTATTTCAATTTTCTTTCCACAAAATGGACAGAATTTAATAGGACATATTCCACCATGTCCACCGTCGGATAAAACAACTAAAATTGGTTCTATCTTGTCTGATAAAAATGGTTCATTATCCATTATATCAAACATTTCACCTTCTAAAGCTTCTGATAACTTCTTACAACATTCGATTATTTTATAATCAGTGTTTTCCATATTATTTATTATTAAAAAGAGTCTGGGGATATACCCCAGAACTCATTTATATTTTATTAAGTGTTATTCCATCATCTAACAAGATAGGATATACAACTGGGAAAGATACCTTACCTTTACCCATATATATTGCTTGCTTTCTTTGTCCTGGAATCTCATAAAATCTTTCATCTGTAGTAACATCTACATCTGATAAATCTCCCATAAAGAATTTATATTCTGGTATCCAATCTTTTGCATCAATTGTGAATTCATTTTTAAATACAGAATATAATTTATGTTTATTTCTTTGTCTGAGAATAGGTTTATAACCTCTTTGGAAATTCCTGGATTGTCTTGTTATAATAATGTGTTCTTTTTTTAAGGTCTTAATGGCCCCACGTATTTTCTTGTGTCTCATATAGATATATATTTTTGATTTAAAGGCATTTAGAGCCATTCTAAGACATTTTATCTCTTAAGGAATAGTATTAATCATTTCTGATAATACAGTGTCTTAAAACGGCTCTTTTACCTCATTACTATGAGAATGGTACCCCAACGATTGCATCTGCGAATCTTATCCATTCTTCTTCATCTGTACGTTTCAGTATGTAAGAGGATAATTCTTTGGAGTACTTTATATGTTGTTGGTACAACTTATCAACAAGTAAAGAATAAGATCCACTACCCTTAAGTTGAGATGGTATTATTATATGACGTATATAATTAAATAACGCAATACCTTTTAACTTTTGCAAGGTCTCAATTCTTTTATCAACCAGTTTATTGACATCTTTCATAGGTGTCTTCCACTTTTTGTGTACAATTGCTGATGATTTTTTAGGTAACTTCTTATAAGTCTTTACTATCTTTGTAACATTCTTTGTAGATGGAATAGCAACCTTTTGCCAACCCTCGGATGACTCATTAAATTTCTTAATGTCATCTATAGACATGTTACTAATTGATTTGTTGTACTCTTCTTGCAACATCCATTTAAACACATTACGTGCTTTGTTAATGAATACCTGTTTCTTTTCTTCATCTTGTTTGAAGAAGTTATTCTGGTAATTCATATACGTTTCACCAGTAATCCTTGTTTCTATTTTACCAGTGTCTTTGTTTGAGAACTCATGTTGAATAATTACGGTATCCTTAAATGGATATGGTAATTTTATTAAGAGATGGTCTTTGGTTACAACTTGTTTCTCTATTCTACGAGTATCACTTTTTGTATGTGTTATAGTTGGGTCACCATGCCTGGTCATACGAAGATATTTTATTATTATTTCAGCATGTTCTGTACTACAATTAAGTGCATTTTTTACATACTTTAATATCTTTTTATGACGAGGATGTCGTTCTTTGTTATTGATCATTTTTAAGATTTCCCAGAAGATACGATCAGTGAACAGACCACCATTAGCTTTAGTATATCGTGGGTCCCAACTACATTTCTTTTTGAAATTTCTTCTTGCCTCTTTTAATTCTTCTCTTGGATTAGGCTTGGCATTATGTCTTGTTTTTGTATAGATTGGAAGTAAATCACCTTTTTTGGTAACACCTTCAACACGTAAAATACGTTTCATGGGTTCATTATCAGCAATTATTGCTCTGTTGTTCTTACGACCTATTATGGTTTTTGAACCAGTAATTGTTGATTTAGTAATGAATTTTTCACCTGTAAATGTAGGATTAAATTTTTGACCATGTTTATTACGTATAGTATCCTTAGTATAAATAATGTTACCTTCTTTATCAGTAGTAACAATAGGCATAGGAACAATCTGTTCTGTTACCTTTACATGGATACCTCTAATGTCAGTATTACCTTTGGTTGTTTTGTGATGATTTCGTTGTTTGCGATTTCCATCCTTATGCATAGTGGTATATTTTGGTTCTTTTCTCACAAGAACTTTTTTACCATCTATTACTTTACGACACATTTTACCATATCGAAAGGCAATATAATTTGTGTATTCTTTTAACGTACAAATATGAATATGATCATGTTTCTCGATTAGTTTATCAGCTTGTGATGCTGGTACACCTCTAATTGGTCCTAAACCAATCTGAATATAAGTTAATTTACCCGCACTTGGGTTATAACTCATCATCTTTGCATATTCATTACGTTGTTTGCTCCTATGAGAAATGCGATTTCTCCTAGAAATAGCGGAATTTTCGGGATGTATTTTATGTAATTTAATCTTACGATATGGTACATATATTATAAGAGTTGGTACTTTATTTGTATGATTATTACTTTCCCAACAACTTTGTAGACGAGGTTGGTTATAAAAATGTTGATACTCCGTCAAATTAATTTCTTTTTCCCAATATATTTTCCACTTTTTATTATCAGGCCCTATATTAAATCCAAAATCTTTAAGAGTATTATATCTATTTGGATCATTTAGGAAGTCCAGTACCTGTTTTGGCCCCCATTTTCTGTCTTTTGAATTGAAAGCTACCCGAATTTTTACCCGAGTAGTCCAAAATTTTAAATCTTCAGCAGAACAGTAACCTATTTCTTTTATGATAGGTCGATCTTTCATATTTTCCATCAGTGTTTTAAGATTTGATTCTTTAACAAAATGTACTTTATTTTTGTATGTGACATAGTAAATAGGTTCAAATAGTTTGTAAGTACCTTTAGTGTAATTAAATTGTACCAGTTCAGGATGAACTCTATGTATCTCAAGATCATTACTATATATACCGACTGTATATCGGGATGATGTTTGTATGATATGATCTTCTCTATTTACAATGTTATGAAATTGCCTTAAACGTCTACTACATTCAGTATAAGATGCGTTTGAGTCAATAATTGGATTTATTGTATTCTGAACCCAGTATTTATCAATATCTCTATCACCATTCGCAAATACATACCAATATGTTAAAGGTTTTGTATAAGGTATATCGTTTGGACAAATTCTCCTATTATTTTTGAATGGTGGTTTGGGATTCCAATTATTTCGATATGGTGATTTTAGATTCATAATGTATGTATATTAAGTATGAGGGGAATACTTGATCCCCCTCATAACTATATCCTTATTCCTGTACAAGGAATCCAGGTACATCCCTTACGAGATACTGTTTAAGTTCAGGTATTTCACGGACGAAATTTCTCTGTCCAAGGAAACTGGCAAGTGCTGATGAAATATTACCGAAACCATCTTCTGATTGATGATCAGCCTTATAACCAGCTCTTATACCAAGACCTGTGATTTCTCCTATGTTTCTGTTAAGAAGTTCATCTTCAGTGATAAAGATCTTACCACTTGACCTGCGGCTGTCAATTACTTCCTGAGGAATTGTAACAGTCACGACCTTCTTCATGTCTGCATAACCCATGTTGAGTTCTGATGCAATCCTGCGGATTTCTCCTACAAGAGTGCGACGACGATTCTGATATATGGCTTTGTCTACGAAGAAGACTTCATTGTCTTCAAGTTCTGATAAACGAATAGCATTTACTAATAAAGCTATTCTTTTTTCGTTTTTTCCCATTGTTGTTTTGATTTTAATAAATAATTATTGATTAAATGTTCCCTTTTTACACATCATCTAAAATTTGGCAATAAAAGATAATGTATATTTTAAAAATCTTCCAAGATTATAGGACAATTCCAGGTATAACCTCTTTTTTCATCAAGTAACTGGAATTGCATCATAGGTGGTTCTGGAGTAAAGCCATAATACCTACCCATTTCATTGTAACCTATAACAGGACCATTTATACGTATTTTGGTACCACATAAATATTGATGCCAATGTCCCATCCATGCCATATCAAACGGCATGACGGTATTTTCTCGATGTAACCATTTCTTTAATGGGACTTCTATACCACCAATGCCACCTTGATATTGAAATCTGTTACCATGAGTAAACAAATTCATTTTATCATATACTTTATAATATATGATTGGTGATACTGGGATAATAAATTCGATGTTTTGATATCCATTATTTTTGAAGTGTTCTTCAATATGTTTGTAAGATAGATATTCAAAGGAAGTCTCAACTGAATTTTTGAATTGATTTCGCTTTGTTATCCTACTATGGTTACCTGTA